TATTTCCTCTGTTGTGACTCTATTAAGAGAGAGAGAGAAAAAGGAGGGGAGTAGCTGAAATAAGGATTAAAACGGAAACGGTAACTGGAGAACGGAACGGGAACGAAAGGTAAGTCATGTTAGAGCGTCAATTTAAGTTTTGGATCAGGCAAAATTGGTCTGGTTGGTTGAATAGTTACGAGCCTCGCAGAGGAGCGACGATTGGCATTCCGGACATCCAAGTTATGGTGCGGGGAGTGTTGGTGCCGATTGAGTTGAAGGTTGGTGTTTTGATGGGGGAGGTGTTGAAGACAAAAGATGTTCGTGCATCTCAGATCAACTGGCATGATAAGTTCTCGGATGCAGGAGGCATGAGTTTGTTCATGGTTGGTGTTGGAGAGGGCAAAACTCCGACGAGGATTTTCTTTTGTTACGGCAAAGCAGGAGCTGGGCTGAAGTCGCCTGTTATGGCCAAATCATTGTTCGAGATTCCGGTGGATGATTTTGACTCTTTTTTGTGGAGCTGGTTGGAATTTCGATTGGGAAAAGGATTTTGATTTTTTCGATTTGCTGTTTCTGAATTATCAGGCATAATTCTCTTGTCTTATTGGTGAGGGAATTATGCCAAGAACTTTGACTCCAATTCAAACTCGAAAAAGTGTGTGGTCGGATGAAGAAGTCCGCACTGAAGCATTGCTCGCAATAATCAAGCGTATATCTGAAGGCGAGAGCTTGATCCGAGTGTGTCGCGACTCGAAAGAGAAATTTCCATCCCCTGCAACATTTTTGTGGTTTGTGTCGCAAGATCCTTTTCTCGAAAAACAGTACGCGCGAGCTATTGAGATCCGAGCAGACGTGAACGTTGAAATCATGATCGACGTTGCCGAAACCGAGAACAATCCGGCCAAAGCACGCAACATCAATGATGCTCGGAAATACCACAATGAGAAGCTCGCACCGAAGAAATACGGCTTGCGTGTGTTGCAGGAAACCTACGCAACTGTCGACATCAAGCAAAAGATCGACTTCACCGCAATCCCGAGCCAAGTTCGGGATCAGCTGCGTCAAGCCATCATGAAGCAAATTGACCTGAAGCCGAACGCCGAATGAAACACGCATCATTTGACATTGGCGAGTTGTTGGATAGCTTTTCAGCAGAACAGCTGCTGGTTGAGATCGAGAAGGCAGATTGCGAAGAGAGCTTCGTTGAGTTCATCAAGGCTGCATGGCACGTTGTGGAACCTGGACAGCCCTATTCCCACAACTGGCACATCGATTTGATTGCGGACCATTTGACTGCGATCACTGACGAGTTGATGCTCGACGACGAACAATACTACAATCGTCTGTTGATCAACGTTCCTCCAGGAGCGATGAAGTCCTTGCTGACCAATGTGTTCTGGCCAGCTTGGGAGTGGGGGCCGCGCAATATGCCGCACCTGAGGTATGTTTGTGCATCGCACAGCCTCGACCTCGCTATTCGTGACTCGACGAAGATGCGCCGATTGATCCAATCCGAATGGTATCAAAAGCGTTGGGGCGACCGTGTCAAGCTGACAGGTGATCAGAACGCAAAGACCAAGTTCGAGAACGCAAAGACTGGGTTCCGTCAGGCTGTCGCGTTCGAAGGCATGACCGGAGCGCGTGGCGACAGGGTCATCATCGACGATCCACACTCCGTGGACAGCGCGAACTCGGATCAGATGCGCCAGTCGACTGTGAACACATTCGAAACCGCTGTCCCGACACGTCTGAACAACCCTGACAAGTCAGCCATCGTGGTCATCATGCAGCGTTTGCATGAGGAAGATGTCAGCGGCATCATTCTCTCCAAGCAGCTGGGCTACGACCACATCATGCTGCCGATGGAATACGATCCCTCCAGAGCCTTTCCAACGCTCCTGGGAGCCGAAGATCCTCGGGAAGCCCTTGGCGAGCTTCTGTTCCCTGAACGCTTCCCCAAGCACGTTGTGGAGCGTGACAAACGCACCATGGGCACGTTCGCTGTTTCCGGCCAGTTCCAACAAACCCCAACACCTGCCGATGGCGGCATCATCAAGCGCGATTGGTGGCAGCTCTGGGACAATGACAACTTTCCCTCGTTCGATTACATCATTGCCAGCCTCGACACGGCCTACACCCTGAAAACCGAGAATGACTTCACCGCAATGACGGTGTGGGGAGTGTTCTCCGAGGATCCGGTTGCCGAGGCATCACGCTCCCTCGACCGCACAGGCAAAGGGTTCATGATGGAGCGGACCTATAAACAGCCGCACCCAAAGGTCATGCTGATCTATGCGTGGCAGGAGCGGCTCGAGCTGGCGGAGTCTGTGCAGAAGGTGGCGCAAACCGTTCAACGTTTCAAGGTCGACACCATCCTGATCGAGAACAAGGCGGCGGGTTATCCCGTTGCGCAGGAGCTGAGGCGGTTGTATTCCCACAAGGGATTCCAAGTCATCCTCGACGACCCGAAGTCCATCGACAAGACCGCAAGGCTCTATTCCATCCAGCATTTCTTCTCGGAGGGGCTGATTTATGCGCCCGACAAAAGCTGGGCAGATCAAGTCATCACCCAAGCTGTCAGCTTCCCAAAAGCCAAGCACGATGATCTTGTTGACACCATCTCAATGGCCTTGCGTTATTTGAGAAGAACAGGCATGATACAGCGACCCGAAGAAGCTCAGGACGACAACGAACGAAGCCGCCAGCATCAAGGCGTTTCACCTCCACCGCTTTATGCTGTTTGAAGGAACTGAACAATGGCATTGCTCCCAGGACTAAGCCCCAACCTCCGCCTCCCTGCTGAAGAGCCACCAATGGGTGCTCCGCAGGACGACATCGTGATCGAGTTGGCGGAAGAAGGCGGCGACAAACCGACCATGGATGAAAAGGGCAACCTTTTGACCATTGAGCATGACGATGGCTCGATCACGTTGACGTTGGACGGTGCTCCGCTCGGCAAGTCCGAGGATGAAGGGCCAGAGGGTTGGTTCGACAACCTCGTTGATCAAATCGGCGAAGGCGAGCTTTCCCGCATCTCCGAGGAGTTGTTGAAGGGCATCAATGACGACCTCGACTCCCGCAAGGAGTGGATCGAGGATCGTGCTCAGGGCATCAAACTCCTCGGGCTGAGGATTGAGCTCCCTGGGATCTCAGGTGCGGCAGACGGGGCTCCGGTCGAAGGCATGAGCAAGGTGCGGCATCCCCTGTTGCTCGAGGCAGTGCTCCGGTTCCAAGCCAACGCACGCTCCGAGCTGTTGCCCACGGACGGCCCAGTGAAGGTTCGCGAGGACAACAACAACGCAACCCTCGACTCCGACACGCTGGCCAACGACCTCGAAAAAGACTTGAACCATTACCTGACCAGCACCGCTCGGGAATACTACCCCGACACCGACCGCATGCTGTTCATGCTTGGGTTCGGCGGCACGGCGTTCAAAAAGGTTTATTTCTGCCCGTTGCGGAATCGGCCTGTGAGTGAGTCGGTCGATGCGGATGACCTCATTGTCAACAACGCTGCGACGGACTTGTCCAACGCGAGCCGTGCGACGCACCGCATCTACATGCGGCCATCGACAGTGAAGCGGATGCAGATCCTGGGAGCTTACAAAGACATCTCCTTGAGCACCCCGAAGCAAGTCACCCTCGACTCTGCGCAGCTCGAGATGAAAGCGCAGCAGGGCATCGCCGCAAACCAGATGAACCCCGAAGATCGTGACCGCGAGATTTACGAATGCTATTGCGAGCTGGACATTGTTGGTTTCGAACACACCCGCAATGGCAAAGAAACTGGGCTCGAGATCCCTTACCGTGTCACGATTGACGTGAGCAGCCGTCAGGTGTTGTCGATTGTTCGGAACTACGATGAGGACACGGCGGAACTTCCTGAGTCGCGCCAGAACTTCGTGAAATACACGTTCATTCCTGGTATGGGGTTCTACGACCTCGGGCTTTTGCATGTGCTCGGCAACACGACCAACGCCATCACTGCCGCGCAAAGAGAGCTGTTGGATGCGGGAATGTATGCCAACTTCCCTGGATTTTTGTATGCTGACACTGGCGCAAGGCAGAACACGAACATCTTCCGTGTGCCTCCTGGAGGCGGAGCGTTGGTGAAAACGGGCGGCATGCCAATAAACCAAGCCATCATGCCTCTGCCATACAAAGAACCGTCTCAAACATTGATGGCTCTCATCGAAAACATGGCTCAAACAGGCATGCGCCTCGGCGGCACAGCCGAAGCAGCCGTGGGCGAAGGTCGGTCGGACGCTCCTGTCGGCACCACAATCGCCATGATCGATCAAGCCACCAAGGTTCTCAACGCTGTTCACAAGCGGATGCATGCCTCTCAGGCTGAGGAGTTCGCGATGCTTGTGCGTTGTTTCAAGGAGAACCCTGAGAGCTTCTGGCAACAGAACCGCAAGCCAGCTCGTGCCTGGGATCAAGAAACCTTCCTGCGTGGCGTGAATCAGGTCGACCTCGTTCCTCAAGCCGATCCAAACACCGCGAGCCAAACTCAACGGTTGATGAAGATCATGGCACTGAAACAAATTCAGGCCTCGAACCCAACGCTCTACGATCCGATCGCGATCGACACGGCGGCGTTGAAAGCGGTGGGTTGGTCGAACCCTGAGCAATTCATGATCCCGCAAGAGGCACAAGGCTCCCCTCCTCCTGAGATGCAGAAGGAAATGGCCGAGATGCAGATAAAGAAGCAGGATGCCGACACGAAGCAGAGCGCGGCTCAGGCTCGGATTGCGTTGGATCAGGGTCGTCTGCAAATCGACATGGCCAAGGCACAGCAAGAGGGTCTCGCGGGTGGCGAACAGCAAGGGCCAACCGAAAAAGACGCTGCTGAAGTTCAGATCAAGAAGCAACTCGCCGATGCCAAGATGATGGAAACCAAGCTGAAAGCTGCTGCTCTCCAGTCGAACATGCAAAAAGACATTCGCGACAGTGAAGTCAAAGAACAGGAAATGCTGGCGAAGGAGCGCATCCAGATGATCGATCTTGCGCAGAACCT